ATATGAAAAAGGATGACAAAAATGACTAATGTATTTATACATCTAAGGAATGAACTTCTTGATGAAGGTAAGGCTAAAGATCACAAAGTTATTGAGGCCACCTATGTAGAGATGTTCCACGATAGAATTGAGTTCTACTCAGAAGGGCTTGGACACCGTGAGATTATACTAGCACCAGATGGTGAAGATGCAGGTTATGATTGGTCTATAGATGACAAGACTTATATGTTTTGTTCCGTGTATGCTCAATCATATGATGAGTATGGAAACTTAGGAGATAACAAATGAAAAAGTACAAAGTAACAGCCACAATGGATGTGGGTTACACCGCTATAATCGAAGCTGAAAACCAAGAAGATGCGTGGAAGATAGCAAAGGGTGACTGTGAAGCAGATTGGGAGCAAACCGATAACGGTCACGATTGGACTGTGGAAAATTGTTGGGAGATAACAAATGAAAGAGTATAATGAACAGTCAGCTATTGATGCTTGCAAAAATCTATTAGACTTTAGCCACGATCTTCTTAGTGGTAATGGTGTATCATCTATTGGATGTTTGTATTATGATGTACACAATGGTTTATTAGATGCCATAGGTTTGTTGGGTGGTGACGTAACTGAGTACAGTTATATTGATCCAAATGAGGAAGGAAGAAATTAATGATACAGAAGTACGTAACAGATCTCGACTTAGCAGAGGGTGACACTGTAAGAGGTGACTGCCCTGACTGTGGTGGTAAGAATACATTCACTGCTAATAAGTCTGAGGGTGCTGTACTGTACAACTGCTACAAGTTAGGCTGCAAGATACGAGGTGTACAAACTGTAGGTATGACTGCTGCTGACATCCAAGCAAGGATGCATAACATACCTAAACCTTCTCCTAAGATAGAGGCTATGATTATACCACAGCACGTTGTGATAAGCATTAACAATCCATTCTTTGAGGAGTTCAGAGACAAGTGGGACTTGTGGGATCAGGGCTTGATGTTTGACCTAAAGGATAACAGGGCTGTGTTTCCTATCTTCTATAAGGGTATCATGATTGATGCGGTAGGCAGGGCATTAAAGGGTGCTAATCCTAAGTGGTTGAGGTACAGTGGTAAGGCCGACTACTTCATTGCAGGTACAGGTAGTACTCTTGTTGTTGTAGAGGATGTCATCAGTGCCATCACTGTAGCTAAGCTAGGATTCACTGGCATGGCTATACTTGGTACATCTCTAAGTGATGCACATATGTCACACTTAGGCGAATATCAGCGCATCATTGTAGCGTTAGACCCTGATGCTGCACACAAGACCTTGAAGTACAGACAAGAGATAGAGGCTTGGACAGGGCTGACAACTATTGCATTAAGACTTGACGATGACATAAAGTATCGTGTAGAGTCAGACATAGAGAAACTTAAGGAGTATTTATAATGGTTTCATCTTTTACTGAAGAAGAACGACAGAGGTCTAATGAGAGATCAAAAGTAAATAATCAAAAGAAGAAGCGTAACATGATTGAAGTAACATATGTAAATCATATGGGTAATGACTTGACTGTAGTTAATTCGGCAAGGGTTAGCTTTGGTAAAGAATCCAGATGGCATGACCACGACAGTGAAACAGATAAGTATATCTTGAATGACAAAGATTATAAGCTGGTACACTACCTAGCAGACCACGGTCATTATAGCCCCTTTGGTCATTGCTTTGCATCCTTCCATGTCAAGGCTCCCATCTTTGTAGCTAGACAATTAGTCAAGCATAAGTTCCTACGTTGGAATGAGATCAGCCGTAGGTATGTTGACAGTGAGCCTGAGTTCTATAAGCCTGAGTTACGTGAGGCTGTAAGTGATAAGAAGCAAGGGTCAGGAGTCTCTATGTTTATGGAAGGCTATGACAGCACCTTAGATGGAGTGATACGACAGTCAGGCATTGAGGCAGCTAAGCAGTACACGTACCTACTTAAGATGGGTGTGTGTGAGGAGCAAGCACGTATGGTGTTGCCACAAAACACCATGACTGAATGGTATTGGTCAGGTAGCCTTGACGCCTTTGCAGATATGTGCAATCTTAGGTGTACAGGTGACACACAATTAGAGACTAGGCTGGTAGCTAATCAAATATGTAACAGCATGAAGGAATGGTTTCCAGTGTCATGGCTTGCATTGAGGTTAAATAAATGATGGAATTATCACTAATTAGAACCCTACACGATCAGGAGTTCTATGAGGATCACAAGGGTAAGAGATGCCCTGCTGAATTGTTTACTAAAGACATAAGAAAAATAAAGCGTGTTTTAGATAACGCAATGGAGCAGTATGAACGCACTATAACTACTGCAGAGCTAGAGGCATTGTTCTTCTCTGAGTACAACACTATGACTACAGCTAACAAGGGTCTGTATGAGGGGCTATTCTCTAAGCTACACAGAGAGGAGCCTATGTCTAATGATGTAGCCTCTGATGTTTTGTCTCGTATGTTTAGGCAGAACCTTGGAGAGAAGACAGCCAATCTAGGGTTTGACTACGTTAACGGAAAGTTAAACTCTCTTGAACCCCTACGACAATTAGTAGATGCCCATGAAGATAACTTTATGCCTAACACTGCTGTTGAGTGGGCTGACATTGACATTGATACAATTCTTGAGGCAGGTAATGCACAGTCACAGTGGAAGTGGAACATACCTAGTCTAGCGGGACGCATTGAAGGTATTAGCAGTGGTCACTTTATTATTATAGGGGCTAGACCAAACGTAGGTAAGACAAGCTTTCATGCATCAGCTATTGCAGCACCCAAGGGTTTTGCTGAGCAAGGAGCTAAGTGTATGGTTCTGTGTAATGAGGAAGAGTATGTACGTGTAGCTGAGCGATATCTATGTGCTGCTGCCAGTATGAACACAGATGAGATTAAGTCTAACTATGTACTGGCTGCAGATCGTTACAAGAAGGTGCGGGATAAGATTAGTATGTTTGACAGTATGGGCAAGGACTTAGAGTGGGTTGAGAGTGTAATTAAAAATAATAGTCCAGACATAGTTATACTAGATATGGGTGACAAGTTTGCCCCAAAGAGTAGTGAGGCATCAGACGTATACCTAAAGGCTGCAGCTATACACGCACGTAACATTGCAAAGAAGTATCAGTGCGCTATTATATGGATGAGCCAACTGTCTGCTGATGCTCAAGACAAAGTATACTTAGATCAGTCCATGCTTGAAGGTAGTAAGACAGGCAAGGCTGCAGAGGCAGACCTAATGCTACTGATAGCTAAGAACCAAGTCACTGAAGGTAAAGAAGAAGACAAGCAACGTTTTATAAATGTAGCTAAGAATAAACTTAAAGGTGGATGGCATGGTGTTGTTCATTGTGAATTAGATGGCAGCAGGTCACAGTACCTAGCCTAGAAAGGAACTAAATGCGGTTTGTATTAGACGTAGAAAACACCACACAGAAGAGAGGGGGCAAGCTATTTCTTGACCCTTGGGAGCCAGACAATCATTTAGTTAATGTAGGTGTACGTGATGTAGATGACGGTACAAATCCTCTGACGTTTGATTTACAGCACAAAGAGTATGTAGATCAGACAGGCATTGAATCTAAACGCATTCAACGTGTACTTGATAACACTACTCTACTTATTATGCACAACGCACAGCATGACCTAGCTTGGCTCTGGGAGTGTGGCTTTAAGTATGATGGCCCTATCTGGGATACCATGCTGGCTGAGAGTATTCTTCTTAGGGGTAACAACCTAGAGATTACACCTAATGGAGTAGCCAAGAAGATCTCTATGTCTTTAGGTAATACCGCTATCCGTAGGAACCTAGAGTTTCAAAAGGATGATACTTTAAAGAAGTACTTTAAGGAAGGTTACAACACAGATGAGATACCCTTGTCAGAGTTGACGTTTTATCTTGAAGCTGACTGCAACACAACTGTTGCTCTATTTAACGCACAAGAGGCTGACTACTCTATGCCTGACTCTGCTAGTCTTATTAAGGTTAGAGATATTACCTTTGAGGTATGCAAGTTGCTTACACGTATGAAGCAGTCAGGCATGAAGGTAGATCGTGTTGCGTTAGATGCAGTGCGTAAGGAGTTCGAAGAAGAGCGTGGTATCATTCAGTCTCGACTACAGATGCAGGTGCGTGAAGTTATGGGTGACACTCCGGTTAACTTGAATAGCCCAGAGCAAATGTCTCAGGTTATCTTTAGTCGTAAGCCTCACTCTAAGGATACATGGCCTAACTTGTTTGATGACTGTAAAACTTTGTCTGTCTTAAAAGAGATCATTAATGCTAACAGTGATTTACTGTACAGGACTGAGGCGTTTACCTGTCCTACTTGTGACGGTAATGCAGAAACATATAAAGTAAAGAAAGATGGCAGTAAGTATGCAAGACCAAACAAATGTAAGGACTGTGATGCCAGAGGCTATCAACTTAACAATCAGTCTCGCATGGCTGGCTTTGGATTCTTTCCTCCTAATGCTTCTTGGATTAGTGCTAGTGGGTTCTCTACAGGAAAAGATATACTAGATGCACTAAGGGCTACAGCAGTAGATAACAAGATGGACACTGCTGTAAAGTTTCTTGAAGACTTGAAGCGACTCAATGCAGTGTCTAGTTATTTGTCAAGCTTTGTTGATGGCATTGATACTTACACTAAATCAAATGATATACTTCATGTGTCATTAACGCAACACATTACGTCTACTGGACGTTTCTCTGGGCGTGAA